GTGGGTAATGACATACCCAGACAAGCCACCGACTATTGCCAGTGTGCCTAAGTAGAGCGTGAAGAAGTCGGATTGTGTCACTTTTTAGGAGTCGCATATCCAAATACACCAGCAAGAACAGCCCAAAGAACTGCACGATAGTCAAGTGCAAAGTTAGATGCAGCCCAAGCTGATAGGAATGCGCCAGCAGTAAGGATGAAAGGATTCTTCATGTTCATTAGTTTCCGCCTAACATAGGTATCGAATAAAACTCACCCAGTAAGTCAGCTTCTTTCTTAAAACTGACATGCATGTGGTGAGTGTGTTTGTTAGCCCCTGTGTAGTTGCGCCACTTCCAGTTAAGGACGGGAGACGCAATCCTGCCGTTAAAAATAATGTACGAGATGCGCTTTTCTGTCTTAGACTTGCAACTGATTCGAAGCTGATCTGCAAGGTCTGGCATGATATGCGGTTTGACCCCTGCACCGAATAAATCTGCGTCAAGGTCAATGGCACGAACCCAGCCTTGCTCATCTGGATTATGATCAGACTTGCGAGCAGCGTGTCTGGTATCACCGACCCAACCATCCGATGCCCTGTCACGATCTGGGAAGGAATCATCTAACTGCTCACGAAGTTGGATAGCAGCTTTAGATAGACGCGGCTTCATAAGTAATCATCTTAGTCAAGTGTTCCACTTATAGCCCAAGTGCCTTCAAGTCGTCAGCAGTCAAACCAAGTGCAGCGAGTTTTGCCTGTGCGGTTTGTTTAGTTGCTTCTTTAACTGCTTCGGCTTCTGCTATTGCTGCCGCTTCTGCAGCATAAACTGCCTGTTCAGCCTGATGAATCTCAAACTCTGCGTCAGTCATCTCGCGGTCAATAATTTCATCAGTTGCTATATCGTGAATACGAATCATAGGTTTAGTCATTATTTAACTCCGTATAGGTATGCAGTACCTGAAGCCCAGTTGCCTCCAGTATTAAGAATCTTGAGTGAAGTGATTGCCGAAGCTGGTACATAGCAATAACCAGCATTATTAAGAGCGTGATAATCTCCAGAATAATAACCGCCATCCATTGAAAATGCAGTCCAGTCTAATTGTTCGTGATTGTAGAATGTCGTTGTAAGTGCATTTGCATCATTAGTGCGTAATTGCGTGGTAAGTGTTCTGACCCGTGTTGAGTTGCCAGCGTAAGCCGTTCCGTCATAGACACCAGTAACCCAGTTGTAACCAGTTGCACCTGTTGCATTTGGCTCAATAGCGAAATTGCCGTCAGCCGTTGAGTTAGTTGCCTTTTTTACTGTCAAAACAAGATTGACATAACCGCTTGGAATTGAAGAAAGAGTTACGGATGCACCTGAGAGCGTTGTAGTAGATATTAAAGTCATACCTCCACCGCTTGCTGGAGTAGCCCAACTAGGCACACCTGCAGCCACAGTCAATACTTGACCAGTTGAGCCAATTCCTAAACGAGATTGTGTTGTACCACTTGATGAGTAAATTGTGTCGCCAGTTGTAGTCAATCCATTGGCAACGCCTACACTTTTATAAGCCAAGCCCGTAGAGGCGGTACTATCCGCCACAAGTATTTGGTTATTTGTGCCGACTGGCAAGCGATCATTGGTCGTAGAAAAAGCGTATAAATCACCTTTTGTAGTTAAGGGCGAAGTATTGTCGGCTGCATCGGCTGCAAAGAATAGTGCCGCGCTTGTGCTGTTGAAATACAAACTGCCAGCATCATATTGCTTTAATGCTAAGACTGCACTTGTGCTGACTGTAGCTGTGCCAGCAGTCACAGTGCATACGCCGCTTCCCACATTCTGAATTTGGACAGTGTCTCCAGCTGCAAACAATGCAGTATTGACTGTAATGGTTGTAGCACTTGCGCTATTCATTTGTACGACTGTTCCAGCATCAGCAGCTACCAAGACATAACTTGTAGTCTTGGCAGTAGTTGATCCACCGCCCATTGCTGTTTGTTGCAGCGATGTCATTTGGGCAGCAGTCAGCACCTGCCCAGTGGTGAAGGTCTGTTTAGCCATCTTATCTCCTAGTAACTAAGTACGGATGTATCAAGGATACCCCATATTGTCGAATCAAGCAGGAAGCCATCGGTTATGGGTTCCATTGTCAAAAAGTTGCTTACCCATGAAGTAGGGGTAATGTCGTGACTCATTCCCTGAATTTGTAGAGTCTCTGTAATTGTGTCTCCATTTGGTTGAATGTTAGAAATAGTGACAGGAGAAAGAAAGTCCATGCTTAAAGCGGCAGTAACGCCTGCACTGTAATTATCAGTCATAAGATCAAGGGTCATTGAATCAATGCGCAAATTTGTGTCTTTACGGGAAGCGACATAGAGCTGTGCCACATTAAGGGCATCTGCGTCAGTTTGCATAATGAGGTTGTTGGAATTAACGCTATGCAAGAAATATGTATCAACGCTTACAGTGTCTGTAGAAGTTTGAGTTGTACCACCAGCGCGAGTTATATTAGCTGAATTGATAATGAGCTTATCGTCTAGGGCAAATTTTAAGTTTGCATAGTCAATGCCACCAGTCTGATTAAAGACTGTAGGAGTGCCACCTGCTGTTTGAATAGTCTCAGTGCGATTTTTGAAAATGGCGTTGCCTGCTCCATCCATGTAGAAAGCCCCTAGCTCGCTAAACTCTGCCACGCGGATGGCTTGTAGGCCAGTACGAGATGTGCCTGTGTCTGCAATGCAAGTTGTATTACCCACTGATATTGATCTCATTGATGCAGGCCAATCGACCTCATCAAGAATCTTGTCAATGCGAGTGCCTGTGTCTTGGCCTAGAACTGCGCCTGTTACAGTTGAAATGTAGGCAAGGTTGAGAATCTTAAAGGCATCAAAAGCCTGAACTGTCACATAGCCAATCTCTTGGCCTTCTGGGTAGGTATATCGATACTCAGAGATGTAACCACTAAACAGGCTATAAGTCGTAGCCCCATAAGTAGCTGTTATCTGTATCTTGCGTAAAGGTTTTACATAACCATAAATCGGAGAAAGCGTGTTGGTGGGATTAAAATCCCCATCAGGATCAAGAATCTTGACTGAGGCACTGCCTGTGTTGTAAATGTCATTGATGATGTCACGCGCTCTGCGTGTGGCAATTTGAGTAGTCTGTGCTGAGTAATCAACAATAATTGCTGCACTATTGGCAAGAACATTTGTGCCTAACAAACCTTGATCAAGAATCATAGCCTGTGCATACGCTGGGCCATCACTAAAGTTGATTGTTACGCCTACTGTTGCAGGTAAAGCCATTACACTTCGCCTCGCCATGATTTAGGAGCTAATGCATCAACATTGCCAGCAGCTCTAGAAGCATTAATTGCATCTTGGATTGCTTTTTCTAAATCTGCCTGAGCAGTTACAGTGCCTGCTATATTGACAACAACAGTAGTAGCAGCAGCTGCAGCTGCAGCTGCATCAGCAGCTGCTTTTGCTGCCGCTTCTGCTGCAAGTTTTGCCGCGTTTTGTGCATCTGTAAAACCACCTGCCCCATTAGTAGTGACTGTACTTTGACCGCCGACTCCAGCAAGTCTAAATCCGCCTGCTTCCTTAAATCGTTCTAAGGCAATCATGGCATCGCTTAAACCACGATAAAAGTCTGCTGTTACGGGATTTCCAATACCAGCGATTCTTAAATTGCCAGATTCCTTAAACTTTTCCAGAGCAATCTCAGCTTCGCTCATTCCTTTGTAAAACTCTGATGAGACAATGTTGCCCAGTTTGTTTTTACCCATTGCATCAAGCAATGTTTGTAATTCTTTAGTCTTAGCTTGTGCTGCATCGAGAGCTTTTGTATATTTGTCAATGTCGTCTAAGTTCTCAGCATTGATGGCCTTCATAAGTAACAGGCGAACGCGATCTTCTTCGCTTATCTTACCTTTAAGGGCTGCTTCAATCTGAATCTTTTGGATGTCAAAGATTGCCTTTGCTTTAGACAATTTCAATGCATCTTGCTGGGATTTCAAGGTCTTTTTATTGGTTGCCAGCATCTCGGCTTGCTGTTTCTTAGCGGCAGCGGCAGCCTTAATCTCTGCCTGATTTCTAGCATAGGTTCCTGCTGGACTCTTTGAACGATTAGTCAAAGGCGTTTTATTCATTGGAATTAAGCCATACTTAAACTCAACCCCAGTAAAAGCCTGTTCAAAAAGTTTAGGGGAAATCAGGGTTGCCAAGAGCTTACTAAAGAAATCAATCTTGCCAATTGCTTTGTCTATATCGCCATTGCCTGCAATGGTACTGAAAGCATCAACCAATGCCCCGCCCAGAGTTTCAGAGGCGTTTGCTGCTGCAACATTAAGTTTGTCTAGTTTTCCAGAATAAGTCTCAGCGGCTAGAGCTGCTTGACCATTAGAAATCTTGGTAATTCGAACCAAGACTTCAGCAAATGACATTGCACTTAATTGAGTTTTACTTAAACCCAGTCCATATTTCTGCAAGCCTTTAGTGTTACCCGCGTACGCCCTTGCAATATCATCTGTTACAGAAACAACATCAATGCCACTTTGTGCGCTTAAATCAAGAGCAGTCTGCAATAACTGCTGAGACTTACGATAATCTCCAGTCGTGGTAACTAATTTTTGATAGGCAGGACGAAGTTGATCATCAAGAACGCCGTATTGCTTTTCTAAGTCTGCTATAAAAGTTTTAACTGCTGGGTCAGCGAAAGCCAGACCAAGATTGTTCAAAGTACGAGTAAGAACTCTTGCTGCTTTGTCATCGGCCACAAATGCCATGACTGCTTGCTTGCTATATTGGGCTAACGCTCTAGCTGAAAAGGCTACGCCAAATCCCTGAGCAAGATTACCTATAGTTTTAGTTAGGGCTTTAGCTGCTTTATCGGCTTGGCTGAATGCTTTTTTCCCAGTAAATTCAGCGGCAAGACTAATTAAGATATTGCTCATGCAATTGCCTGAGAACTGCTCACAGTTGTGCGCTTGTTAAACTTAGCATTAACCACATCAATAGCTTTGAAAATTGCTATTGTCTGTTTGCCCTCATCTTGATCCCAAGCACGAAATATAAGCCGTCCTCGCATATCTTGGCCATCGCGCTTGCGACCATAAAGAGCACCTTGTTGAACAAACCTAGCACCCGCATTGGGATTATTAGATTTGCTTTTAGGATCACCAGCAGGATTTTTTCTACCAGCAGTTTCATAAATTGCACCAGCTGCCGACATATTACGAACCCTAAACAATGATCTAAATCCTTTAGCATTTGGCTTGCCATAGCCAGTGCGATAGACAATGCCGCGCTTTATTTCGGAAGCATTGTAAAGTGGGAAGAATCGCACTCGTTCTCCCTCTGATGAAAAAGTTCTAAACATAGAATTTTTAGCAGTTAATTTACGATTAGGATTAAACTCCCAATTGTAAAGACCAGCTGGAGCCTTGTTAGGCACAAACCCTCTGGCATCCTTTTGGATAACTTTTAAGGATTTTGTAATCTCAGCAGTCAGTTCTTTGGCCAAATCTGGAGCATAGGCATTAAGAGCCTTACGGAGTGCGATTACGCCCTTTACCTCTACTGGCATCGCTGGACTCCTTTGCTTCATCTCTAAGACCCTGCAACAAGGCTTGAAGCATTATTGGGTCTAACTCTAATAACTGCTGTGGCGCAATCCCCAACCTAATGCTAAGTCTAGCAATAAGGTAAGTGAATGGAAGATCGCGCTTTAAGACAAAGGGTCGGAGTCTAACACCTCAACACTTTTAAGAGTGCTGATGAAAGTCTCTAACCTTGCATCTACTGGCTCACCTAACCTCTTAACAACTTCATGCGCAAGAAAATACACTTGAGTTTGGCGTTCTTCTTCACGAAACGCCTTGTGGAACCCCATGTTGTAATGCTGTTCGAATAGATATTCGATTAAGGGAGTCACTTCCCCTTGCACTACTTTTCCATCTGCAAATGTAACTTTTAACTGTGCCATGATTTGCCCCTTTTTTAGTTGTTTAGAATGTACCTGTTGTGGCTACTGTAATTGCTCCTGAAACCTGAAAAGTCAAGCTCTGCACTCCTAAATCACCTGTAGAGCCATTTATAGGAGTAATAGAATCAACCAACATTAGACCGCTGTAGAAAGGATTTGCAGCAGAACCTATAGATGATGAATCTAGTGCGCACTTGAAATATGCATTAGTTGCAAACAATGTGTTCATTGTCTGAAGAACTGCTGATGCTGCATCATCATTGATTAGTTCCACTGTAATGGAATTTGTTTGGAGTCCAGCCACATATCGTCTGCCTGTGTCACCCATTGCTGTGGTTTCCAAGCTATCAACTGAACGAGTTAATGTGAAACTTGTTACATACGCACTGAGATCGATTGAAGCAGGACTCGTTGTGCCTACCTTAAAACCGACCTTATTGGTTAAGCCTTGAGCCATGATTATTCCTCATCTTTCTTAGTAACTGGTTTTGATTCTGTTGCAGCTTGACCGATTCGCACGAGCCAATCTGCGTTTGCCTTGTCGTTATCGGACATAATTTAACTCCAACTTGTTAGTATTGATACGGACATCTCGCAACTCAAAAGTGTGCCTGATGGAGCTTCGAGAACGCTTGGTGCGCTGACTGCGCCTACATTATAGACCAATGAAGTCGCTGCAAGTTGTGCGAACACACTTACAACTGCATCTTCAATGCCATTAAGATTCCCCTCATTGTCAAAAAGAGGAACAGTAATAATTAACTTAAAGTTTGCTAATGGGCTAATAGTGCTGCGACTATTATTGTTTGGAACAAGGTAAGGGTTATCTGGAGAAATTATTAAACTGTTTGCGAGAATTGTCGCTGGTGGATAAGCAAATGTTTGCCATTTGGCGTTATTGACTAAGGCTGTGGCAAGTGTGGTTCTAAGTGTAGTGATAGCAACTGTCATGGCCTATCCAACCATTGAACGCGGATCGAGTGTATGTGCGAGCAAACCTCGTACCCTTGCAAGAAGTCCTGAACCCATCTTCCAAGGTGAGGGCTGGAAATCAACAGCAACGCCGCCTGAACTTGTGGTTTGACGGGCTTGCCAGATATCAACAGCGATCATTAAAGCTGCTTCTTGTACGGCTGAATCTGCTGTCCAATCGACATTGGATGTGCCAGCAACTTTTCCAAAAGGAACAGCGGCATGCTTGACAGTAGCAGTAGGTGAGCCAGTAACTGCAAAGGTAATTGAATCTTCTCCAACAGCTGTCAGAGTTTTTGAACCATTAAAAGGGCTGCCATTTTGACTTATAGTGACAACTTGACCTACATAAAAAACATCTCTTATGTCGAAATCAAAATATAAAGTGCCTTCAGTTGTTGTGTTGCTATGAGCCGAATTAAATTCATAATTTGCCCATAACATAGGAAGGATTACATCATCTGCTGCATCGCATGTTGTTTGCAATGTGGCAGAAGAATACAGACTGCCTACGCCAAGTGCTGCGCGTAATTCAGCTTCTGTACAAAGAGACATGTTAATCCTTTCTAAAGACTCTGAGGGTCAGAGGGCTACTGACCCTCAGAGCGACTTAGTTTCTAACTTATTAAGTTAGGTTATAGCGGCGTACGCCCTTGCCATTACCGCAATACATTGCAAGATAGCCATATAGCATAATCTGAATTTGGCCTGTACCAAGCAAATTGACGCGAAGTTCAGTCTGTGGTGATTCCCATGTATAAACAGCTTCTGGTGCAACAAGGAAAGCAGACTCATCAACAACACCGCTTACTGTGATGTTGTGATCAACAATAAGTGAAGTACCAAGAACATTTCCAACAACTGCTGTTGGTACTACTGCGCCTGATGCGTTCTGTGTCTGGCCTTGTGCTGCATATAGTGGTCGTGAAGAACCATCTACATATCCGTTGATTGCAGCCCATTGATCTGTTGAAGCAACTAACTTGTTAGCGAATGCGCCACCAGTTCCCTTATATGCAGCTGCTGTTTCAGTTGCAATAAATGATTGCAAACCTGCTGCTGTTGCAGCTGTAGCCGTTGCTTGTGTTCCCGCTGATGTGAATTTGGCGATAAGAGCAGCATCTGTTGCTTTTTCGTATGCCTTGCGAAGTTCTGTCATAAGTAAATCTAGGAAAGCAGGAGAACTTCTGTCAATGAGCTCAAAACTGACCTCGTTGAGGCCACTGTATTTTTGGACAGAAATTGTGTCATATTGGCTAGTCATTCCAGTTTCAGTTGTTGCTGAGCCTTCATTTACAGCTGCAACTGCTGGTGCTGTATCTGCAGATGTAGCATTAGTAAATAAACGAGGAATGGTGAAAGACATTCCAGTTACGCCTGCAAGTGAGCCGCGTGTGACAGCTTCAAATGCTGGACGGCCTGTGAATGTATCTGTCATGAATGTATTAAGGTGTGGCGCAAGTGTTAGGCCAGTATTTGTCGATGTTGAATCGTCAGCAGCCATGACTTTACGGCGAGCATCTGAATCGCCAAGTGCTGCGCGAATGTTTGCATCAAGGTACTGTCCTGCTGTAAGTGGTGCAACGCGCTCGCGCACATTGGTTATGCTAACAGTTGGGCGAGCAGCTTCGACAGCCGTTGCCTCAACTTCTGGTGCTGCGACATCGGGAGTATTTTCCACGACTGCCTCGCTTTCTGTTGGTTGGTTTTCTTCTTCTACAACTGGGGATTCCTCAGCTGCAATATCTGTGACCATAGCTGATTTGAAAGCGGCCTCAGTTACAAGGCTGACTTCAAAGAGCTTAGCAGCGGAGACATGCATCACGCCGCCTTTTTGTTTTGATGTAATTACTTCAACACCGACACTAAGACCAGATTGCAATCCTTCTTCTGCAAGAATCAAAGCCTCTGTACCCCTTGCAGAGCGACTGATAGCAAATGATGCATAAATTCCATCGCCTGCTTGCTCAATAAATGCTGTCGCTTTACCAAGTGGTTTTTTTGAATCGTGTTGATTAAGTAACTTAATAGTTTTAGGATCATCTGGAAGTGCAATTGAGCCTTTCTCAAATACAACTTTACCAGCTGAGGTGTTACCGACTTCGCCTGTTCCTTGTGGGACTATCTTGCCTGAGATGGTGCGTTCCTCTAGGTTCGCTGTAAGCTCTGACGAGAAAGTTAGGATATTTGTCATTGGATACCATTACTTCCGTTAGGTGTTAAATCTTCCATCTCCATCGCTTGCTCAACAGTAATTAAGCCAAGTGCCAGCATCTTTTCAATAACTAGCAATCGCTGCATTGGTTCTGTTTTAAGGAAGGAAGAATCTACATCGAATCGAACAGCGTTTCCTGCTGCTGTTATGTCATTCATAGAAAGACGATCCTCTATTGCACATACATAAGGAGCTAGTGATAGAGAATAAAATTGTTTTCTTTCGTCCAAGACATTTGCATAAGTCATAGAATTGTTAGCTTCAGCCGATAGCATGTAAGCAGGAATTGAGCACAATCTGGCAATTTCAGTTGCTAAAAATTGTTGTGCTTCATCATACATCATGTCTTTAGGTGAGAACGATGCAACATTGTAACTAAGAGTAGAAGTTAAATAAGCAGTTGATCTATTTAATCTGCTTTGTCGCCAAGAAGCAAGCAATCCTTGAACTTCTTTTGGATCAAGGTCAGCACCCGAATTGGAAATGTAACCAGTAGGCATTGGAGTTGCTGCTGCAATAACTGCTGCTTTACGCAAATCAATTGCTGCTTGTATCGTTTCTGATCCGCGTTCGAGAATGCCCTCATCAAATGCTTGGAATGTAATTAAACTTCCAAGACCTGACATTGGTACAGCTTTAGCATCAATGTAATACTGTGTAACATTTGTGTTAGTTAAATCTGTGCTAAAAGTTACCTTGACATTTGGAATCCATTGGAATCTAGCAGGGCGACCATCCTCGGCATAAACCTCTGTTACTTGCCAATAACTTACCCCATACATAAGCAATGAATCGACTGTCCATGCCATTGTAATAGATCGTGGTTGATTAAGTGCAGGTTGATTGCACCAAACTGGATTGCCTAATTCTTCTCCCGTAGAAACGCGATAAAGATTGAGAGGCAGACCGCCAATGACACCGCTTAAAAGGTTTCTGCATCTAGCTACGGAAGGAACGGACATGGCAGCGTTGCGAGATACACGCGGCAGAATCATATTTACTATGGAGTTAAGATTTTCCCCCATAATAGTAGGGGCATACTGTGCTTCGACAGTCGGCTTCTTTTGAGGTGACACTGTGCGCGAAAATATACCCATAGACACAGAGTATAGCATTTGTCAAGTAATTAGACAACACGCCACGAACTGTCTAAACAATAATTTGAGGTTTAGGTGTTGGAAGCATTAACTTGCTTACAACCATTGCAAGTCCAATACATGCGCTGATATCGCCTGCTGATTTACGCTTTACGATTCTCCAAGCTGAATCCGAGACTTTCGCGCTGCAATTGTTCATTTGATCTATGAGAGTTTGTTGCCCATTATGAACCACTAAATGAGAGACAAGGCCATTAAGCAAATCCCCACAGGCTTGATAAAACTGCTGACCTGAGACATCGGCACAAACAACACCACTTTGAGTCAAGCGATCTGCAATGGATTGAGTTGCATACCGATCAAAGCAAACAAGCCTTGGTCTATACAAATCGCACCATGCCTTTATACCAGCGGCCACTTGTAAATCGCCCACAGCTACCTGAGATGTCCATTGCTCCAAAATACCAACGCCAATGCGACCATCTGGCATAAGTTGTCCAGCAACAAGGCTTGCAGTGCGTCTGCTTGGAGAAACATCAAAACCAAATACTGTGTATGCACCGACAGTCAATTCCAATGTGGCATCGGATGTTTCTTCAAGAATACCCATAGGCCAAGGACTTTGTAAAGCATCAATCCAGCTCGACAATATCTCAGTTCTTGTAGCTTCTAAACTAGATGTTGAAATAGCTTCTTCTATTGTTTCTTTTGTAATTGTGTAGCCAAGGGCAGGATTAGCATTTGCCACTTGTTGCCAAAAAGCTGGTGAAAAGTCAATCTTGCAATACTGCTCGGCAGAATACTCATAATAACCAAGGGATTTAGGCGGATTTGTCAAACACTTTTCGCGCATGTTATTGAGCACTGTGCTAAATGCATCACCCGCATTCGATGTGAATAGACTCATAGCATTGGGACGCGCTCTCGTGGTTGGAGTTGCAGCTGTAAAACCCTGTTCATCAATTTCGCGTAATTCATCAATCCACAAGAAATCGGCAGTGCGACCACGCGATCCATCTCGCGTTCCTGCTACTACATCAAGACGAGCACCGCTTAACAGCTCTATTGACTCAGTGCCATTTGCATGGCGTATTTGTTTGACCATTGCCATCAACTCTGGTGTGCT